ATAGCAGCGTCCATTTCCGGCGACAGGTACGTTTCCACACCGAAAGCCTTTTCAGCGTCCGTTTTAAACAGCATTTTGAATTTCTCCTTTATCCATGAAATTAAGCCCATGTTATACTCACCTTACCACTTGATTGTAAAATACGATTCGTTGTACTGACTGCCAGTGTGTACCTCATATCCCAGTTGCCGCATATAGTTAGCTGTTGGGTGGCTTATTGTGCCGTCTAAGGCAATATTGTTGTCGCCTTTACTTATAGCTTTCTCAATCTCATGTTCGATTCTTTTAAGCTCACACTCAACACCATTATTCTTTACTGCTTCTGTCTTTCCTCTTGCTTCTGCTGCTGAAATCATATCTATTCTCCTTTATCCATGTTATCAGTCCCATTTAATTAATCCCTTTTTTATTTTTTCAATACAGCTTTCGCACATTGGAATTTCGTCAATTTCCCTGATTTGTTTTAAATTTCTTGTATCTCCAATTATGCGTTTGGGAACAGTTATAAATATCATTGTGTTATTTCCACATATTTCACATTTTTGCGCCCTCATTCAATCACCGCCCCTCTCATATTCTTCCAACTCCTGCACCTGCCGCAGTTCCCTTTTATAGATTCAAGCTATCAAGAGCAATTTGAAATCTATCACTTGTAACATACTCTATAATAGCTTTTTCGTGTTCCCTAATCCTTCTCTCCAATAGCTCTTTGTTTTCGGGATGTTTAGAAAGTAAATCCTTGTCATATTTATAACGAGTCACATATGTTTTAAGTGTTACTGGCATTTGTCTCATTTTGTGTTGTCCCTCCTATAATTTTAGCTCCCCAGTATAGCTTGCGGTGTTCTTTGCCGTGGGTGATTGATTGGTTAAGGCTCATTCATATTGTCCTTTTCGGAAAACATTTTACAGGCTCTTATACATCCTCTCCTTGAATCCCTTGGGTATCTCTTTTCACAGTATCCACGTTTTCCTCCCCTTACCCCGTTCGGCAGTGGAGTATAGTGTTTACATTCTGCGCAATACCTCCAAACTTTTTCTTCCTCCGCTGACCGCTCAAAATCTTCCAGCTTTTCGGAGAGGGATTCTATGGTGTCGGCGGCATTGTGTAAAAGCCCAATCACATAATACGGCACATATGGTCTGTATGATTTTACCGCTTCTCTCAATTTGTTTACCTGTTCGCTAATGCTCATTCTATCAATCCTCCCCATGCAACCTATCGTATTCCACAGAACCAAGCCGAATAATCTCTTTCAGCTTCGCTTCGTCCATCAGAATCACATCATCATAGCCTTTTTCTCTCGCCCATATCCTTATCGCTTCAACGCAAGCACATTCTTGCGCGTCTGCTACTTTTGCAATAATACTTTGGGTAATTGTATATGCTCCGGACATATCACATTCTGGCATATATCCGCCAAATTCATAATGTGGCTTCCAATCCTCGCCAAGAGTTTTGACCGTCTGCGGATTCAACTTTACCTCTGGTACTGCATACTTTTTAAAATCTTTCATTTTCCCTATCCTCTCCTTACCACATTGGCAGATGTATCATGTAATACATCAGACAATCCATCTGTTCAGTTTCCTAGCGATTCCCCATATGTAATACCTTATCAAGTCCATGTGATGGTCATTCTCTTTTATGACTTCATCATCATATTTATCATCCCACGCATAACCCTCAAATTCCTTTAAGGTTTCTACGCAACTTTCATGTATTTTTAAAAGTCCCATATTCAGATACTTTGTGACCTCCTGTATTCCGTTCAATACGTCATTATCCGCGCCTTTTACGATATACTTTGCATATTTCTTTATGGTTTCTATAAACCCTGCCGCAGACGGGTCAACAAGGATATACTGTATCGGCAAATTTCCAATCGTATCACACATTTGTTTGTAATATTTCTCATTATCAACACGATTTTCAGAACCGCCCTTGTGGTGAAATTCTTTTATCATGGTTGATTTTCTTCCGTCAAATTCAAACACTCCAATCGCAAACGGATTTACAGTTCCATAGTCGATAGATACAAAATACTGGCTATTTCTATGAAACTCTATCTCGCCTTTAACAACATGTTTTTCCCTGCTAAACATGGGATATACAAGTCCCTCTGCCAACGCCCATTCGCCCAATATGTAACGCTTATAGTAGACGCTCCCAGCGTATTCCTTGCAAAGGCTGTCCACAAATCCCTTGTCCAAAAACGGATTGTCAAACAGTGTGTACTTTTGGCAGTAGATGTCTAAATCCTCGCTGTCAAGAAACTCTTTCAGCCAGTGGTTTGGTCCCTGCGGATTCAGTGCCCCGTCAAAACAGGAATACGGCTTGTCAAGGCGGGATTTTAACATCTCAAATACTTCTTCGTTCCAGTCTGCAACCTCGTCACCGTACACATACTTGATGGAGGACCCGCGCAACTTAGATACCTGACTGACCTTTTCCGCGCCCAAACAGTACACCTTTTCCCCAAATAGATAGCAGATATTTGAACTGCTGATTCCACCCACCAAATCCTCGCCCCATATATTCCGCATGGGTTCTAAGATATTTCTTTCAATAGTAGATTTTGTAACCCCAAGAATAACTGCAAGTCCCGGTTTTCCTATCCTTGCCCGGATGCGCTTTGGAATTACATAATAGTCCATGTATGTCTTGCCACTTCGAGTTGCGCCAGTCTTGAAATTCCACCGTTTATTTGCATTGTCAAAGTATTCTCTCTGTTTTACGCTGAACGGCATCAGATAACACCGCCAATCTCTTTTAACACTTCATCAAGTTTCGCAAGCGCATCTTTCTTTCCATCGTCTGACTTATCATATCGCTTCATCAACTCTCGCCCTGCGGATAATCTGTCAGAAAGTGCGGCATCCATTTCAAATTGGTCTTTAACCTCTCCACGCATTACAGAAGAAAAGAATTGTAGCACCTCTGACACATCAGCTATTCGGCTATCCTCTATCTGCTTTTGGCGTTCGGCTATATAGGCGGCAACTTTAGGGTTATTTAGGGTTTTGTTTGCTTCTACAGACGCAGAACTGAAATTCTTATATCCTGCGTTTCTATATGCTTCTGCCGCATTTCCGCACTTCAAATATTCATCAGCAAATGCTTTCTGTTTTACACTTAACCCTTTCATTTAATCACCATCCATATTCCCACCGCTTTCGTTATTTCTGTTGATTTCTTTCCACTTCCCAACAAACCATTTCAACACTTCCACCTGCGAACAGCTATTCAGCAGTTCCACATCTTTCACCGACATTTCCCCGTTTTTCTTACGGTATGGCTGTTTGTGTGTGATGCGGTAGCCGGTAATCATGCGGTTCTGCTGTTCGCTGTAGAACTGGTATGTGTTGATTTTATAGATATAGCCACGCTGTATCAGTGCTTTTTGGAGTTTGTTTGTTGTCTGCTTAATGTTCATGGTGCGCCACTTTCTCTCACCTCAATCTTCCGCTTTCTGATTGTACGAAACTTTAATATTATCAAAAGCAAACTTCCACCACGGAATAGTTTTAACCCCTCCAGCTTCTTTCCAGTCCTCTTTCAAATCTTCGAGTTCTCCTGCTGATAAACACGCTTGCAAGTACATTCCGCACTCTTTTTTAGCTTTTTCCCTTATCACTTCATCATCTGTAATGATTTCATTATTAAACCTTGCCATACCCTCACCTTTGCTTTCTGCTTTGGAGTTAGCTTATCCATTCAACCAATAAAATCCTCCCAAAATTTATCCCAATACTTTTCTTCCTCGGTCTTTGGTCTTTTTAATGATTCAAGATATTCTTCATAATCCTTGTCCAACTCCTCCATTTTCTGTTTAAATTTACGATATGAATTAAACCAATAACGATTTTTCAGTTTTTTAGCAATTCTTTTATTCATTCAACCACCGCCCATACAATCACCGATTTCATTCAATTCCACCGGATTTGACAACTTTGCAAATTTGCTCTGCCATACACGACTCGCATCCATCATACTTGACGCAATGTTCATCTGTAACCGTTCCGCAGAAATTATGTCTATACTGCGCTGTCGGCTTTACCAAATCGTTTACATGCTCCATAACCTTATCCACATCATGGGCAGTAGGCTGTCTATCAAAATCTTCGAGAGTAACAATTTCCCCAAGATTATCTTCTCTCGCGTTTTCTGCATCCAATCCCAGATATTCAATAAAAACATCTGCATCAATCAGTCTCATTCTCCCTTTCCATCCACAATCCCCCTATTTCAGGACATTTCTTATCTCTTTGATATGTTCACGAATTTCAGACACTTTTTCTCTTTCCAAAGCATCAACAGAATCGTCAACAGCTTCTTCCAAAACAGAAACTACGCTTAACAATTCTTCTGACGTGTTGTATTTCTTTAAAACTATCCCATCAGAATTAGTAAATATCTCCATCGGAATTCCATCTGTGATTCCAAATTTTCTTCTTATCTCTTTGGGGAGTACAATTCTTCCCAAATCATCAACTCTACGAATAATTCCCGTTGCTTTCATATTCTCCCACCTTTCCACAATCCCCCTAAATCTCCCAATTCTATTGTACAGGAGATTTTAGGGGGAGTTGTACCAAATTATATCCTTCTGTTCCACAGTTCTATGACATCCGTTGAGTTTGCGGAATATGTACCATTAATCGAAGCTGTATTCATGTAGCAGTCTTCGCATTGAATTACAAATCCTTCATCTCCACCAA